GGGAGATTACTTGGGCTGGGCAGGCTGTCGGACTCAAGACCTCGATCGCTGTGACAGCTGGGGCGATTACTTGGCAGGGTTCCACCGATATCAGCCTGGTGGCCGGTGGAAACGTCGTCGTCTCGGTTACCACTCCGGGTGCCATTACGTGGGCCGGCCAAGCGGTCGGCCTAAAGACCTCTCTGGCCATTACCGCTGGGGCGGTTACTTGGGTAGGGCAGGTCACCCCGCTGAAGCTCAGCTTCGCCATCATCCCTGGAGCGATTACCTGGGCCGGATCCACGGTCAGCCTGGTCCGATCCATCGTCCCGGCTGCTGGGGCAATCACCTGGGCAGGGCAAACGGTGGGGCTGAAGACGTCCATTGGGATCAGTCCCGGAGTGATCACTTGGGCCGGCCAAACGGTCATCCTCGTTGGGGCCGAACCTCCCGGAGGGCCTGTCGCCGACCCTCAGGCTGAGGATCTGGTTCTTGCGGCGGAAGCGATCCTGTTAGACCGGGGCTTGGGCTTCACATATGATTACCCTTCCATTCAGTTTGACGCAGGGCTTGAATACGACGGTGGTCCGGCCAGTGGTGGCGAAGCGATCTTGCTTGGAGTTTCCGGCGATGCGATACTCACGCCCGTAGATGCCTAAGCCCACTGGTTCGTCTCTACTGTCTAACCCAAGCCATTCCACCCTTCACAACTTCCATGTGGACGTGAGGATGTTCGACGTCACGGGCGACGGGACCAACCAGCGGGCGGCAATCCAGAGTGCGATCGGATCAAGCCGCGCTCTCTACTTCCCCAATGGCACCTACGGCATCGGCGGTGGGGGCACAGGCCAGGATGGCCTCATCTTCGACGGCCTGAGTAACGTCGACCTCGTCTTCGAGGGTGGGGCGACGCTTAAGAAGCTAACGGTGAGCTCACCAGACCAGCAGCGGATCGCTACCTTCACCAACTGCACCGACGTCCGCATCAACGGCGCAACCATCGACTTCAATAACATCGAGCGGTACGGTGGGCTGAACTTCGGTGGCTGCAACCGTGTATGGATTCAGGATTGCTACTTCTACGACTCGAACCTCAACGCTTCGTGGTCCTCGTACGACCACTACGCCATCGTAGTCCAGACCTCTACCGATGTCTGGATCGAGCGCAATCGTAGTAAGGACATCGAGTTTCTGGAGGCCGACAACAACTATCGGGTCTACTGTCGGGATAACATCATTGAGGGTGCCGCAGGGACGGCGGCAATCTCCTGGTTCGCGGTCGCAAATGGATACTACGCTTATGACTATCACTATGAGGACAACATCATCATTGACCCACGTAAGGCTGGAATCCTCTTCCAGCAGGAGACTGGTGGCCCGAATAACAATCTCGTAAAGGGCATCTATATTCGAGGCAACCAAATCCTGCATGACAATACCGCGGGTACGGGTGAGTCAATTGCCTTCAAGCAGCAGGGCGGTGGTACACCTACCGGGAACGTCTACGAAGACATTTATGTCGAGGGCAACATGGTTCGCTCGGCACTTACCAGGAATCTCAACGAGATCTTCTTCTTCAATAGTCAGTCCGGTTTGGTATTCACTCGGGGTTATGTCAAGGGCAATATAGTCAAAGCGAATAGCTCTACCGAGTACGCAGTCCGCCTAGACAAGTGCCAGCGCTTCGATCTATCCGGCAACATCGTCGAAGGCACGCTCGGCTACGGCATTGCCACGAACCCGGTAGACCGGAGCCTCGTCTCGTTCAACCAAGTCAATGGAGCGTCGGTGACAGCATATCTGTACACCAACAACGGCACAGCCAACAATCTGAAGTTCGCTAACCGCACCGACGGCACCTGGAATGACATCTTGGCGGGAGTGGCGTTCTGAATGACCCTGCCCATACTCCTTCGTGACTATGACCTCGGCTGATGCGATACTCAGCCCGGTGGGTGCCTGATGTACCTCAAGACGGGAGATACCGCCCCGGCCTTCACGGCGGATCTGAACGCCAACATCACCGGGGCTTCCTCTGTCACGGTCCGATTCTCCAAGCTCAACGGGACCTTCGTGATGCTAAGGACACTGACCGTCACCGATGCCACAAACGGCATCGTGACCTACTCCTGGGTAGCAGCCAATGATGGAGCCCTGATCAACAACCCTGGGGCATACCGAGCTGACATCGCTGTGACCTTTGCTGGGGGTGCTATCGAGAGGTTCCCTCAGCGGTCCTACCTTGAGGTGGTCGTGAAGCAGGCGGTGCCAGCGGCATGACCTCTGGACTGATTCATCATCTTGACCATTCACAAAGCTACAAGCAGGCACGATTTGCACAGGGGGTGTAGGACCACGGGAGTCCAGCGGTCCAAGCGACAGACCTGTCTCTGTGGTGTACCGGGCTGCCGAAAGCACGGTAGGAAGTATGCCCGCAAGTCCTATCACGGGTCGGAGCAGCAGCAGTGGAGGCGGAAGCTGGCTGCCATGCGTCGGCCCTGGATCTGCGGCCGCTGTGGCTTGCCCATCCTGGAGGGCCAGCCCTGGGATGCTGGCCATGTCCTCAACCCCATGATGGGTGGGGGTGGGGCTCGGCGACATGAGCATCGCCTTTGCAATCGTCGAGCCGGCGCGAAGTTCAAAGAAGCGATTCGGAAATCCCGTTTTTTTTATTATCGCTCGCTGAGTACAGTCAGCGTCCAAGACAGCGATTTTTCTCCATGACCTACAGCCTCCGGGACTTCGTCCGGTTCTGCTCCAAGCTCAGGACCGAGAACGGCAAGCCATTGAGGCTCCAACCGTTCCAGAAGCGTCTGCTGCGAGGCTACTTTGACGGCATCCGGGAGACGGTGATCGTCCTTCCCACCGGCAACGGCAAGACGACCTTGCTGGCGGCCTTGGCCGTCTACCACATGCTCCGGGTTCCCAACGCCTCGGTAATCATCGTCGCGGCGGCGATGGAGCAGGCGTCCCAGATGTTCAAGCAGGCCCGGACCCTCTTGGCCGACTCCCCATATGCCGATCTGCTCGCCGTCCAGGCCGGGACCTATCGGATCTTCCATGCCGGGACGCCAAGAGACCGAGTACCGGGGGAAATCCGGGTCATCGCCTCGGAGGTCAGCAAGCAGGAGGGAGCCATCCCGACGCTGGTGCTGATGGATGAGCTCCACGCTCACCCCGACTTTCGGATGTACGAGATGCTTCGGGATAAGCTCTGGAAGCGGCACCTAGAGATAGGCTGTGGCCGCATGATCACGATCTCTACTGCCGGATTCTCCTTTGAATCGCCCCTTTACAAGCTGAAGGAGCGTGTCGAGACCCTTCCGAGCTTCGGACGGGCTGGCGTCTACAACCATGCCACCGCCCCCGGATTTGAATGGCACGAATACGCCCTGGGCCCCGATGCCGATCTTGAGGACTTCGATGTGGTCTGGAAGGTGAATCCGGCGCCATGGGTGACCAAGGCATCGCTGCGGCAGCGGTGGCTCACCCCCACGATGAGCATCGGCGAATGGGCCAGGTCGGCATGCAACGTCTGGACGGCCGGGGCCGAGCCGGAGATCCTGCCGAAGGACTGGGACCCGTTGCGGGCTGACATTGGGGCGATCGTCGATGGGGATCAGGTCGTCTTGGCCCCATCGGTGGGGCGAAACGCCGTCATCGGGATCGCCTCCATGCGCCCGGATGACAAGGTGGCCGTCCGAGCTGAGCATGTCCAGGCCAATGGCCGTTCGATCCATGAGCAGACCGAGGACGCGATCGTGGCCCTCTGCGACCGCTACGATGTGGAGCAGGTGTTGGACCCGGGCTACGGGATGCAGCGATCCATGGAGCTGGTCGAGGCTCGGGGAGTGCCAGTCGTCCCCCAGGCGTATTCCACTCCTCGGCAGATCGCGGCCACTGCCGCATTCGACCGCTACCTCAAAGGCCGAAATCTCATCCATGACGGAGATCCGCAAACCCGGGCCCAGATCCTCTCCGCGATCAAGAAGCCCGGGACCAACGGTGAGCACTACGTTGCCTCGGATGAGTCCCGGGCGATCACGGCGATCTCTATGGCGGTCTTCGCAGTGACGGCGATCTCTCCAGCACCAAAGATTCACATCTACAAAGGGGCATAGATGGGATTCTGGGACTTCCTGACCGGCGGGGTGAACCAAGCGGGTGAGACGCCCAACGCCAACCCGCCGAGTTCGGTTGGGCCGGCGTCGGTCAGCGGTGACCCCGACGGCGTCGAGATCGTAGGAGACATAGTTGAGCCGCGGTCCCTGCCGACGTTCTACCCCTCGCCCTGGGCTGGTTGGCCGTCGGATTGGTCAACTCCCAACTGGGACTTCGGATCACGGTTCAACGAGCTCGTGGATGTCGCCTGGGGATGCCTGGATAAGAACTCCTCGGTGCTGTCCTCGATGCCGGTGGTCAGGGTCCGGGGTGGGCACGTCATGGAGCCGTTGTCATGGATGGTGAACCCAGACCCGACGATCTATTCCTCATGGCAGGAATTCGCCAAGCAACTGTTCTGGGACTTTCAACTCGGTGAGGTCTTTGTGATGAGGGTCGAGTCATTTGCCGACGGATTCCCCTCGCGCTTCCGGGTCGTCCCCGGCTGGGCGATTCATGTCGAGAGGGAGAGCCGTGGTCGGCGCTACCGCCTTGGTGGACTCACGGGTCCCGACGTGACCGAGGACATCCTGCACATCCGGTACAAGTCCACGACCGATGGCGCCCGTGGGGTCGGTGCGCTTGAGGCGGCCGGCGGGAGGATGCTCACGGCCGGTCTGCTGGCAAAGTTCACCCGTGAGGTCGTCGCGACTGGCGGCGTTCCCCTGAGGACGATCGAAACCGAACAGAGCTTGGACGATAACGAGGCGCAGGACCTGATCTCGCAGTACCTGGCGAGCCGGGTTCAGACGCCATCAGCCCCTCCGGTGTTTGATGGCGGGGCAAAGCTGGTGGATCATGCGGGGGTGTCCCCTAGGGATCTGACGATGCTGGAGATCAGCCAGTTCAACGAGTCTCGTATCGCGGTTCTCCTTGGCGTCCCGCCGGTCCTTGTCGGTCTCCCCTCGGGGGGTGATCCGATGACGTACTCGAACGTGACCATGCTCTTTGACTACCATGACCGTCAGATGCTTCGGCCGATGGATGTCCACGTCATGCACGCCCTCTCGTTCTGGGCGCTTCCTCGCGGTCAGGCGGTCGAACTCAACCATGACGAATACAACCGTCCGTCCTTCGAGCAGCGTGCTGATGCCTGGCCGAAGCTCATCACGGCGGGTGTCGTCACTCCCGAGGAGGTTCGCATGTATGAGCGATTCCAGGGCGAGACGCCGGAAAGCACCAATCAGGACGTGACCATGAGCGTGATCACCGGAGGTGAGCAGTAGATGCCCTTCAGCACCGAACCGTGGGACGGCAGTCCTGGACGGTGGCCCGATGCGGCGTCCTATTGCCGTTCGAGCCTTGTCGATGAAAATCCGGCGGGGGCAGAGAAGACCAAAGATCGATGTCACTTCCCGGTCAAGGCTCCGGGGTCTGATGTCTACAACGTGAACGCTCTGCGGGCCGTGGTTGGGGGACGAGGAGCACAGGCGAAGTTCTCTGGGGCCGAGGCTGCGAGGGAACGAGCCCGCCGCCTCCTTGCTGAATACAACCGAGGTCGTGGGGAGCGTGGTGCTTCGATGGAGGGTGTTGAGCTCCGATCCTCCACGATTACTGACGTAGATACCAGGCAGCGCCTCATCGACCTCGTCGCGGTTCCCTGGGAGGAGGAGGGGGAGGTGATGTGGCGAGGGGAATCGTGGCGTGAGGTGTTTGTGCGCGGTGCGTTCGATGGTATCGAGGACCACGCTGGCCGGGTTCCGGTCAATCACGAACATGTCCGCGGACAGACCATCGGCAAGGTGTTGAAGTTCACCAATGGCGACCGCGGTCTATTCGGTACGGTCCAGGTGGGCAGGACGGACCTCGGCAATGACATCCTTAATCTCGCTGAGGACGACATGCTTTCGGCATCGGTCGGCTTCCGTATAGGCAAGCCGTCTGATGTCCAGATCCACCGTGCTAGTCGTCTGCGTCGGGTGATGAAAGCGTACATCGATCACCT